ACTGAGGTTACTGAGTCAGTATTGTCTATTTTTTGCCAAATAGTGCCGTTGTATACCGCCCAATCGCCAACCAGCCAATCAGTAGTCCCATTAAGGTTAGTATTGCCAGCGACACTAACCACATAATAATAACCCTTAGTACCAACAGAGGAAGTAAGAGTAGGAGTATTAGTATTTGCATCCCAAGTTCCTTGATAGTTTAGCGCACCAATAACAGCGTCAGGTATTTGACTAATAGGTACTTTGGTAGATGAATCGAGTGTAGCTACACCTAATGCAGCAGCCTTTTGCGTGGTAGGAATGTAGTCGCTAATCGTAACGCCAGACATTGAACCACCAGTAACATTTATGTTATTACTGTTCTGCGTGGACATTGTGCCAAGCCCAGTTATATCGGTGCTAGGTACAGTAGCAGAAGCAGTCATTGTGCTAGTGCCGTTACCTTTGACATAACCAGTTAAGGTAGCTGCGCCTGTACCACCGTTAGCTACAGGTACAGTACCAACTAGCACATGGTCATCATTCCAATCACTTGGGCGCACTAGCGATGTATCTACATCATCAGGTATTGTGCTGACTTTATTGTGCTTGACTGTTATAGCCATTATTGGACACCTATAATTTTGCCGTCTTGACCTCTAACTACAGTCTTAGGTCTACTTTGCTGTGCATTGATTGTATCAACAAGGGCTGTAATAGCTTGTGCCATTTGTTCATTTCCTTGACCAATAGCGTTAGCAATAGGTTGCATTGGGTGTTCCATAGCGTGTGCCATTGTTTCTTCAGTCATATAGGCTTGTGCGCCATCTGATTCATCAGCGCCAATGCGGGCTACTTCAATCTTTGCACCGTTGTTAATATGGGCCAACAATACTTGAGTATTTCTCTCAGTCATAGACTTCATTTGGGCGACTTTCATCTCCATATCCATCTGCATCTGATTACGCTGTTCTTCAAGTTGGAATTTAAGTTGGTTTTCTTGCGCCTGATATTCTTGTTTAGCCTTTTCCAACTCCATTTGGGCAGCCATCTTCTGCTGTTCAAGCTGTGATTGCATCTGTAGCTTCTGCATATCGGCTTGTTGTTGCATTTGCATCTTCTGGACTTCAACAGAAGGTGGTTTAGGCTGACCTTCAGCTTGTTTAGCTTGGTCACGGAATTTATCAGCAGTTTCGTCAATAATTCCTTCTAATTGTTTACCTGCTTTAAACGCTGTTACGCCAAACTTTAGCATTTCCATCAGCATTGGCACTAATTCAGGTGCTTGTGCTGCTGCTGGTAACGCCATCTGTGTAAATTGACCAATAGCAGCTAAGAAAGCGGTTCTATCTGCCTTTTCTTGCTGTTCATCTTGGTAAATCATTGAATCAGAAGTGACTTCTATGCGGAAATTCTTGCTTGCATCATTGCGTAGTAGTTCAATGGCTTGCGGAATCATCTGTTGGTCTTGCGGTGACAACTGCATAGCACCACTAATCTGTACCAATGTTTCGTCTGTAAAGTGATTACAGATAATCTGGGCTTTAATACGCAATATTTCAGTAGCAAAGTCTACAACTGAGTGTTGCATAGTCTTTAAGCGACCAGCAGCGTTGTTTGACTTAATGATTTGTGCGCCCAATGTTTCATTAGGGTCAGTTTGACCACGCTGAATATCGGCAATACCCATTAATTCATAGATTTGACCTTTAACTTGTTCCATTGCTTGATAACAAGACATTAATGCGTTAGCAAATGGGGTAATGTCAACTAGGTCAATAGCGCCTTTCATACCTTGCTTTTCGGCAAATGCCATCCAGTTATGTACTGGAATCAAGGTGTTGTTCTCGCCTTCAGAGAATAAACGCTGTAGTTCAGAAGATGATGCGTCATACACACCACGCACTTTCAATGCGTTAATCAGTCCGTCAATGCGGTCTGCTAATGTGTCTAATTCTCTTGCTTGGTCTTGGTAAATAGTAAAGTCAGGGATTGGTTCAAGACTGTCTGTAGTTAATGTAGAGTACAAAGGCTTTGGACAAGGCCAAAAGTTTTCTAACTGTAGTGGGTCATCCCGTTCATCAAGGATTTTGCCTAATGATTTAGATAACCAATATACCTTGCCTGTTTCTTTGTCCCAAATTTCATAAATAACAGCTTCATATACACCGTCATTAGACTTATAAGATTGCTTTAAGTCGTCAGGCTTGGTATCTAATGGGATTTTGTAGCCTAAATCTTCGCCAAAGCGTTCAACCAATGCTGGGCGTGTCATATAAACCTTACGCCATACAGAAGTAACTTCTTCCCAGGTGCGTGCAACAGTATGTCCAAAGTCTTTCCAATGCACATAGTCTACTGGGGCGCACTCATACTCTATGCGTTCTTGATTCTCATTCTCCATACCTTCTGGAGTTTCAGCTTCATCTGTATCTTCGGTAACTTGGTAGCCATCATCAGGCGCACCGTCAGCTTCGCCACCCATTTCACCAACAATGTGCGGTTCATAGCGAACCCAACTAACGCCACGACCACCTAATAAGCGGTCTAATACAGCGTTGTTCATTGCTGACTTGTAGTCACCATAGTGTTCAATCTCAAACTCTAATGCCCGTTCTAGCATCATTGACGCTACTCGACCTATAGGGTCGTTATCTCTAAATCTACGGCTTACATCGGGGCGTGGCAATCTAGCAAATATAGCTGGTTGGATTGTTTGGACATTTGACCAAAGAATATTGAACCTGGCATTAGGATTACGGTCATAACGGCTATCGTCTTTGTACTTCTTAACAATGCGGTCAGCCCGTGACTCCCATTTTTTGTAAGACCTTTCATACCCTAAGATACAGTTGTACCAATCTTCGTATGTACGGTTTACCGTTGCCTTGTCATTCGCCATCAAATTCTCCCTGTTGTTGGCTTTGGATTAGTTTTCCATAAGTCATTCAACGAAACATCTGTTTGTCCTACAAAAACCCCAGTAATCGAGTCGTCTTTATGGGGAAGTCTTGCCTGTTCTTTCCAAGCTACTGCTGCCATGCGTGCTGCATCACTACCATGCGATGCCCAGTCATGCCTAGGCTTATCTCTAAAAACTTTCTTATCCTCGTCATACTCACGCTGATACTGTCTTAAACATTCAATACCTTCTTCGCACTTAGGGTCAAACCAGCTACGCAATAGCATCATGCGTGTTGCTTGAATTCCGTCTTGAAGTGACAAATTTGGCACAATCTTCATAGATTTTAACGGAATTTTCAAAGAAAGTTGTTCAATTATTGACTTTCCTCCACTTGCTAGTGTTTTTGCCCTAGCGTCATGGGGCAGCCAATGTGTGTCATATTTGCAGTTGTACTCTAATTCTTTCTGTGCAATGTAACCTGTGTAGTAGGGAATACTCTTACCATTGCTAGTGTGATAGTCAAGGAATCGTACCTCTCCATGCACCACTTGAAAAGTCCAGCAGGTAGTATCGTCTGAATAGCCTAAGTCCCAGGCACTCTCTAATGGGAATAGTGGGTCATACTCTATTGGGGTTATGTGGCCCAAATCAGTAACAGACCTCATTTCTTGACCATAGTAAGCACCAAGTATGGCAGCTTCAAAGCTACACAGAAACTCTTGTTCGTATTGGTCAGGAGTCATAGCCTTTCTTGCGTCTGCCAGTTCCTCATCGCCAATCAAGTCAGTTTGGTCAGCCCTGAGTGTCTTTACATACCAATCTTTATCTTTGGTGGCGCTGTTGTATACATCCCAAAAAGCATTATGGCCCTTGGGTGTACCAATAAACACAGCCCAACCCCTTCTATCTGCTAATAATGGGCGAATAATCTCACCCCATATTCTAGGGCGCATATCAGCATATTCATCTAAAACTACACCATCAAGGTACAGACCACGCAAACTGTCAGCGTTATCAGCACCAAACAAACGAATCCTTGCGCCATTTATTAGTTCTACCCATAGTTCTGATTGATTAGCCTTATTTAGCACGGGCTGACTAAATCTTAGTAAGTAGTCCCATGCCACATTCTTAGCTTGGCTATAGTACGGTGCTATATACGCATACCTAGCGTCATCTTTACCCTCTACTAGGGCTTTATAAATTAGTTCATTAATGCAGCTAACAGTCTTGCCACAGCGTCTATGGGCAACAATGACAGCCCAGCGTTGTTCTCTATCGTGAAAATCAATAAATACATCCCTAGGCTTGTAGTCTAGTTCAATCTCTATTTCTTCCAAGAGATAACCATCCTTTGTGGGGCTTTAGCATCACCTACAACTTCAGTCCTAGCTAACTTAGGTACAGAGTATTCAACTAGGTTCTGTACTATCTCACAGGCTTTAGCAGGGTTGGGTTGCACAATCCACTTACCAGCAAGGTCATCATAGATGCCTTCTGCGGTGCTTTGTATCCACGATTGAATATAAGGTAGGTTACTATCAAGTAACGCTTTAATCGCTTCACGGGCTTCTGTAGTGGCTTTATTAGGCACTCCAGCCTTACGACCAGCCCTATTTAAGTTGTTTTCAACAGACTTCGACAGTTTTTTATCCATACATTCTCAAGTAATTGATTTGTAAGGGTTTTATTTTACTACAAATATTTAAGCAATGTCAGGGTCGTGAATCTTGTTCATAGCGTCAGCTAATGCTTGTTTACGCTTCATTCTAGCGTTCTCTTTAGGGTTAAGCATTTCGCCTTTACCGCCTACTGCTAGTAGTGGTGGCTTCTTCTTATTTCTACGCATACGCTGTTGTTTTTCTAATGTTGACTCATGTTCTGGGCGCAACATAGCATCTTCTTTTTTATAGGTTCTTGTCATGTGTTCCATTACATATCCTTTATTTGTTTGGGAAACCTGGTGGTACTGAGAAATAACGGTCACCAAACTTTATTACTTGGTATCCCCTATCTTGTTCACCTTGTACGCCCATTTGAAATGTCGGGTGTCCTGCACCTTTTAACATCATGTAGGTATCTTCGGGCAAATTGTAATTCATACGATATTGCAAAGGAGTAGGGGCTACTGAACCCCAATGGCCCTTGTTTTCACCACCTTCTTGTTGGGGCTGCATCCCAGCACCAATAGCAGTTGTGTAATCATAATCAGCGCCTGATGGGTCAAATAGACGCAACATATCAGCTAATTTCTGATTAACCATTACATATCCTTCATCTTTAAGGCAATCATTTCTTTTCTTGTGGGCTTGGCAGTCTTAGCAGCTTCTTTAAAGTCTTTAGCGCTTGGGGCATCTTTGCTACCAACTTTGTTCATTTTTTCGCCCGAACCTTTTGCAATCCTAGCCCTTTTACGGTGAATATTAGCGTATAGTCCGTCTTTCATTTTAAGAATTTCAATTTGTAAAGGGTTGAGTCAATAAGTTGTGCAATCTCATCAACTATATTCTGAATTTGGCTTTCTTCGGGCAAATCTTTACGGGCATCCACTACAAATTTCTTCAATGATTCCAAGTACTTAACCGCTTCTTTAGGTTGATGATATACGTTTGGAAAAGTTGTAATTTTGGTGTAACAACCCATGTAAGCCTCAAGCAAATCGTCTGTAAGGTCAACAATACTGTTATAGTAAGTTCCCAAAGCCATATGCTTGCTGAAACTATCAGTAGACCAATGAAAGAAATGGGTATTAGTAGCGCTATGCAGCATCGTAGCAGCAAATAAAGCCATGTTGTCATTCATAAGAGTCCTCATCAATTTCAAGCCATTTTAACAGTTCTTCAGCTTCTTGCACACAATTTACCCTAGCTAATTGACCACCTTTCCAATTAGCAAATAATGTTAGTTGCTGTGGGGTCAATTTCTTATCTTCACCGTCTTTAACTTCGATTAGAATAGTGTGTCCTGCGTAGGCAACCATTAGGTCTGGTATCCCTCCGCCAACCATGTGAAGCAGAAACACATCTGCCCCCATTTTTCGTAGTGCTTTTACCACATCACCTTGATTTTTATCAACTTTTTTAGCGTATGCCATATTATTTGTTAGTATTGGTTTACTTATAGATTATAGGGGTTCTGAGTGAACAAATATCATTTGACTGACGACCAGTTTATAGCGGAATGGAATAACCTTGGTTCGGCAATGAAGTTTGCCCAGAAACATGGAATGGCTGAAAGGGCGGTATACAACCGCAGAAGGTCAATAGAACAAAGACTTAACATTGTACTTACAGCTTTTAATGACCAAAGACTAGACCAAACAAAAAGAATATTTGAAACTGCTGGACACGCAAGGCGTGGTTCAGAATTGCAAAAAGGGCATATTGTAGCGTTTGGCGATTGTCATTTTTGGCCCGATATATCCTACACCACAGCTTATAAAGCCTTATTAGAAACAATTAAAGAGTTTAAACCTAAGGTTGTAATGTGCATAGGCGATGCTTTTGATGGAAGCCAGGCCAGCAGACATCCTAGAATTGGCTGGTCTAACACCCCCACAGTAAAAGAAGAATTAGAGTGCTGTCAAGAAATGATGTCTGGCATTGAAGCAGTATCTAAAGGTGCTGAGTTAATTTGGACTCTTGGAAACCATGACGCTAGGTTTGAAACATTTTTATCTAACGGTGGCGCACATTCTTATCAAGGTGTACAAGGGTTTACCCTTAAAGACCACTTTCCTATGTGGAAAGGGTGTTGGACATATTGGATAGAAAACGCTGGCACAATGAATACCGTGTTTAGGCACAAGTGGAAAGGGTCTTGGTCAGGAGGTAGAAACAATACTCTAGCTGCTGGTACTCATGTAATTAGTGGTCATACCCACCATTTAAGCGCTATTCAATACAATGATTACAACAGTCATGGGCGTTGGGGCGTGCAGACAGGTTGTCTGGCTGACCCAAGAGGTGAACAATTTGTGCATTACACAGAAGATGCACCAACTGATTGGACAAGTGGTTTAGCATTATTAACCTACGAACAAGGCCATTTATTGCAACCTGAGTTAATTCGGGTATTTGATGAAGGTAAAGGTCTTGTAGACTTTAGAGGAAAGTTACACCATTACTAATGCACCTAAGTCCATCTATTCTTAAAAATCTATACAGCGCTATTTACTGTATGAAGCCATTTTGCAACTGGCGTGGTATGCCATTGCCAGATGAAATTGAATTTATTGTAGATAAAGGTGATGACATGGGTACTTATTTATATGACCCATCTAATGACAAATACGAACACATTATTACTATTTCTGAGGTTCGTTGTGGAACTCTAGACACGGTGTTAAAGGTGTTGCTGCATGAAGCAATCCATATGTCCCGTCATCGGACAAATAAATGGACACACCACGACAAGGAGTTTCGTAAAAAAGCCTACCGTATTTGGTCTGAAATTGGGTTTGTTGACCCTCTTGAACTTTAAGTGGGTCTGCCATATTTAACCCTTTTCTTCATAAAACTCTTTTCCAAGTTTTTTATCTTGTAATTCCAATAACGCCTCGCAGGTAATTCCGTGTTTAGTTTCAAAACCGTGGATACCCAATCTGTGAAGGCTATCATTTCCGTTCCGATGGTGTTCTGGGCATAGTCCAAGCACAGGGGATGCAGACCGAACATTTCCATGCCGCCGCACATGATGGAGTTCTGACGGAGTGCCTTCAAACCCATAGACTTCGGAACAGAGGATACATCCAAGTTCTGCAATCTTGTTGAGCTTATTTTCATTTTTTGTAGCCATCAGCCAATTCATACCATTGTTGATAAAACTTTTTAAACATCTGTGTGCCAGCACCTAGTTGAATACATGGGCCTTTTGGTTGTACTCTAAAAAACTTATCTATCTTCATTTCATTGTCGGTATGACCGTAAACAATAACAACAATAAATCCCTCTTTTGCAGCTAAAGCCTGTAATAGCCTTTGCTGACCATAGCTTATCTTCTCACCTTCATAACTGTCATTTTTTGGGCGCTTCCATTCCATTATTAAAAATTGCCCATTGCGTTCACATATACCGTCTATATCGCTAGGGGAAAACTTTTCATTACTAGGTATTAACCCTATAAGTTCACCATAATCTACTATTTTGGGAAATAAGGTACGCATTGACCTCATTATTTCAGCCATTGTTTTCTTACTTGGTCATAGGTAGCAAATTCTAACTGTATTGTTTCTTCGGCAATTTCACAAGCAATTTGAGTGGCTTTTTCATAATTGTTTTTAAGTGTAGCTTCATGGTATTTTCTTAAAAGTCTTTGAATTTTAAGGTAATTTTCTGAGTAATCACTCATTTGGTTAGTCTTTCAATATTACGGTTGTTAGCTTGTTCTGTGCGCCAGGCTTCAAATCTCATTTTGGCAGCTTCTAATTGCCATCTGTACGCTTCTGTAGATTCAGTCGCCAATCCAATCGCCTTGCACAAATCTTGATACTCTTGGCTTCTATAAGCCTCTCGTTCTTGTGCGCCCAGACTTTGTTCGTCTGTCTGTGCCATTTTAATCGCCTTAAGAGAACTTTTAAACGCCTCAAGCTGGGCCAATTCACCCTTCGCTTTGGCATACGCTGGCGCTGTTTTGAAGATAAAGTCAATAGCATCGTTAGGGTCGTAATCTTTCATTTGAGGGCCATCCACAATCCAACCTGGGCAAAGGCATAGCCACCCCAAATCATAGCGTTAGATGTAGCGCCTTTATTAAATTGGGCTATACAGACTATAAGGTAGCCTAACCCAGTTGCGCCTACTATTATTTTTTCCAACATTCCCATTCTCCCCTATTTCCTTTTGCATACTGGTCTTGAAAGTCTGCAAAGTATTGATGTAAAACAACTTTTTCACTAATGTATATACGAAACTTGGTTAGCCCCATGTCTTTACGGAATTTACACAGTTGCCTGACGGCTGATTTGTGTTGAAATTCTTTGTCGTAATTGGGCGTATGACTCTCCTGCGTAGGGAGTAATTCCAAGTTCAAATGCTTTAGCAAGTGTCAATTCTTCCGATGAATACCAAGGTAATGCTGGCTTTTTGGGCGGTTCAAAGTCTAATTCATCAAGCCAACGCATTTGATTAAGCCAGGAAGCTGGGTAAGGAATAAACTCCTTATCCGTTCCTTTGACCCTCCAGTATTTTATATGACTTGCAAGGGCCTCAATCACTTCTCGGTGTTCTTCTGGTTTTAATTTTACCCACGCTTTTATCGCTGCCCCCTTTGCTACTTTTTTTGGGTAAAGTCCCCAGAATGTCGCAAACATTGTATTTCTCCCCTGTTTGATATTGGACAATAGCTTCTACCATTGTTGCTGTTAAGCCTTGCTGAACCAAAAATTCTAAACCTTTTTTGTCATAGCGTACATTGACATCAGCAGACCCATCAGGGTTTTCTTTAACTTTTATTATCTTTATTAGCATTTTTAACCTCGTTGTCCATCATAGAAACAATTAGATTAGCAATAAACAAAGCCTGTCCCTCACCTTCTGTATGGACATCTATTTCATTACCTTTGGCGGTAATTATAATATTAGCTTGCGTTAGCTTTTCAGCGTCAATTCTATCTTCAGTTGTAAAAGTAGTCATTAATATCCCCTAGGCATTTGTGGCTGTAAAGGTTGTTGTGGTATGTATGGTGCGTATGGTGTGTAGTTTGGCTGCACCTGGTTTTGATAAGTACCTTGGTAAGCACCGTTAGCACCGTAAAAGTTTGTCTGACCATTGTTAGTGGTAGCGCTGCCTTGGTATTGACCTTGTGGGCCATAGTAGTTGGCAGTATTGCCAGACTGTTGAATGTTGCCTAAATATTGACCTTGTGGGCCATATAAAGCCTGTGCTTTTATTTCCATTGTATGAAAACATAACAAAAAGCCAGCAGCAATACTTAATACGATTTTTAAGAAATTTGATTCCATTAAAGTTTCCCCTTTAAATGATTACTTGTTATTGAGTCATTCTAATTTATTGCTAACTTCCCCTATTGTCACTAAATATTTACTTCAAGTTGCCAAAATACGACAAGGCTGTATTTAGCAGTTGCTACCCGTTAGGTGGAAAGACACAAAAACCCTAACTTACTGCATCCTACAATGGTGTCTTAACGCCTTGAAAAAGGTGGGGTGGCCTCGTGTGAAGGAGTAATGGAAGGGGAAACCATAAACCACCCCATAATCTAGTTTAGCTTATTTTTAAGTTTAAATACTTTCAATAAAGATAGGAAAGCCTCATACCCATCTTTAAGTTCTTGTTCTTTATGGATTTTTACCGCAACCTCACCTGTTTCCCCATTTATAAACACATTAGCGCATATTGCATCAGGCACTAAGGCCTCTCTATAGGCTGCTAGCTGCAATGTATACTCATAGTAGGGTGTTAGTTCACCAGGGGATTTCTCCGTGGTCTTGAAGTCAATTACTACGCCAGGCAGGTTATTGTCGGCTTTACAGTACAAATCGACTTTGCCACCATAACCTTCGGGGTGTTTAAAAGACTGTTCTGACACCCATTGGCGTTTTCCAAAGGTGCTGTCAAGATGAGTTTGAACCCTAGCGATATAAATAGGCCACTCAGGTAAATAAACATTAGAGAAGTAACTATCCAAAATGTCGTGGATATTAGTACCCCTTTGTGCAGCTTCCCTGCTTTTTCCTTTTGCAAGGTCAAGTATTCTTGATACCCATTCTTTTTCATCTTCATTTTCCCATCTTGGATATTCAACAGCAGCGTATAGCACTTGGGTTTGTTTCCAAGTATCTAAGCCCGATTTAGACAACATAGAATTAATTGTAGTGACACTAGGTACTAACCCTAACTCTCTAGCGTCTTTTATATTGGTGTTGCGTTCTTTACCGTTTTTACCAATAATTGTATAGCGTGGTTCGCCTGTGTTTCCACAATACCAATGGTCAGCCATTTGTTTCCCCTTTAATTTACTACTTAATTTGCAACTGTAAGATTTTCATTCTATCAGTTTCATCTTGTACCATGTCTGCTGCCAATTGAAATGCTGTATTTAAAACGCTTTCAAGACCACCTAGCGTCATTGAAATAAGCTGTCTTTCTTCATCCACATGGTATTCCTCTGTGTGAATGGTTGCCTGTTCTCTAATAATGCAATTCAATTGGGTATTCATATTTAACTCCTAAAATGGTACATCATCTTCAATGGTGTTTTTAGGTAATTCATCAGCGCCAGCTTCTTTAAATCCCATTGGTAACTTTTCTTTACCAATAGAAACGCTAAAGTATTTACCGTTCTTACCTTCTTTAACCCATGCAGACAACCAATGTTCTTTGCCATTGTTCATAATTGAACCTGTGTAGTCTGGGTGGGTTTGGCTTGTTTTGCGGGTATTTTTGAAAAGGTTACCGCTACCTTCTTTAGGTTGAAAAGCCATTTATTCCATCTCCACAGGTTTTGCTACAGATTTTAAAATTGGTTTAATTGGTTCTTTAACGCCAACGGCTGTGTTGCCATCATCGTCTGATTGCACAACGCCTACAAACGCTGCTAAAGCACCTCTACGCATATAAGTAATTGCAGCCATGCAACTATGGGCATCTGTTTTTACAACGCCTTGTGCGTCTGGTTTTCCAACTGGAAATGACATTTCTTGTTCAATCCATTCGCCAGAATTGTGGCATAGGCGTGTTACCAACCACATACGCCCTTCAAAGTAGTTGCCAGGCATCTGGATAACACTAAGACCGTTTGCAGCCATAAGACTGCGACAAGCATCCCAAACAGACTCCAAATCAGCATACCGAGATTTGAAGAAAGGATTAGCTGAATCTTTTTTAGCATAAGTGAGTTCCCCTTGAACTTTAGACAATGCGGTTGCGAGTTCTTTAATAGAATCAGATTGAGGCATTTTTACCTCCAAAGACATTACCAAAATCATTAAACACTTCTTGCAACAAAACATTGCGTTTGTTGTTGGGTTTGCCACACGCTGCACGGATTACATCAACATCGTCTTGCGACAATTCTGTGCCGTATTCCATGTTGTCTAACGCTATTTCTAAACGTTCTTCTACTTCCATCATTACCTGTGCCATTTCGTCTTGATAATTCATAATTTCCCCTTTTAAAAATGCCCCCAATTAAGGGGGCTGTTAATTAAGCTACTAACTTTTCTCTTTCCAAAGTTTTAAAAACATCTACAATCCGCAAAATATCAGACGGGCTAACTTCTAATTGGATTTCCTCTTGAAAAAACTTTTGAAGTTGTTGAACGGTTAGGTCACTTACTACATAACCATCATTAGTTCTAAAGCCCATTGGCATAAAATTTGATTTCATTTAAATCCCCTTAAATGTCATAGCAAAAGTGCTATGTATAAATATTACCATATATTTTTCATTTGCAAACAAATATTTTTAAATCTATGTAATTAAACAACATTTAAGTTAAACTGTGCAAATGGAAAAGTTAAAAATATCTGAATCAACAATGATTGACATACTAGGTGGTACAGCAAAAGTAGCCAAAATGTGTAAATGTGATGATGCAACTGTGTCTACCTGGCGCAAAAGAGGCATACCTAGTGGGCCTTTAATGTTTTTGGCAGCTAGAATAGAAAAAGAAAGTCATGGTTTGATAACTCGCCAAGACTTGTTTCCTACTAGCTTTTGGCTTATATGGCCTGAGTTGCTTAAAAACAACGCATTTGGCACTCAAAATGAAACTGAGTAATGTAACCATTTGTGCTATAGACTCGATACAACCAGAGTTGGCATTAAAAGCTATGGAAAGAAGCAAGCGCCATATTCAGTTTGGTGATGACTTATTTATAAATCATGCCAGCATTAACAGCAGACAAGCATATAGCAAATTTGTGCTTCAAGAACTGTATAAATACATCAAGACGGACTTTGTTTTAATTGTCCAATGGGATGGGTGGGTAATCAATGCAAACGCTTGGCAACCTCAATTTTTAGATTACGATTACATAGGTGCAGTATGGCCTTGGCATCCTGAAGGATTGCGTGTAGGTAATGGGGGTTTCTCCCTACGCAGTAAGCGTCTTTTAGGGTTAACATCAAGCCCTAAATTTGTTTATAAAGAAAAAAATGAAGATGACCTTATTTGCCATTTAAATAGGGATTACCTTGTAAGCAATGGAATTAAGTTTGCGCCAGAAGAATTAGCAAGGTATTTTTCTTTTGAAAGAGAGTTGTCTAATTTGCAAACCTTTGGTTTTCATGGGGAATTTCATAGAGATAAATATTTGTAGTAAGATTGCAGTCCGCACCCCAAGCGTATTAAGTGGTTAAATCGCCAGCGTGGGAGAAAAGATAGGCTAATGTGAACCCCATTGCAAGCCTCGTAGCGTTAAATGGCGACTACACAAGAAGGAAAGGACTTGGGTGATACAAACTTTCCATCGAATGACCATTATCTTCGCGAAGGACTAGATGTCATAGACATTGGGTCGGCTGATAGTTCCCTATCACCCTTGGTCAAGTTATGTCTAAACCATATACATATTGATGTCTATGTGTACATTAATTGGCAAAAAGTATACACATTACTAAACCTTACAAAATGCCCTTATCGGGAATTTTTGTGTAATATACGCTACTTTTTCTTACATTATTCCCGTTTAGGAAATAAAAAAGTGCATGAAATTTCAATAAAAAATCATGCAAAAATGTGACATCAATGTCCTATGTTTGTAAAGTTTGGCAAAATACAACACTTAGGGAAAATACTTATATAAAGCTATTGCATTTAGAATAAACTTCTTTACATCAGGTCATTGACACTATTCAGCTTAAGTACTCGTAGACGAACGACTAAAAAGACTTTGACCTGATATTTCTAAAAAGGGTTTATGAATTTTACCGAAATATGCCCTTGTGATGGTTGCGAGTTAGCTTACAAATGTGGTGAAGATGAGTTAGCTTGTAGGGCGTTTTCTAGTTTTGTATTGCGTGGTGTATTTGATGAAAATAGAGTTAGGATGCCATCTAGTCAGCTATTCCATAAAATATTTAAGGAAGATGACAAGGCCCTTAAAAATTACCTAAAAGCATTACAAGCAAAAACGGGACAAAATGACTTGTTTGAATAACCAAATTATTGAAGAAGTAGATGGTTCTTATACCATTAATGTAATAGGGGGTAGCATAAAAATGAACGCAAAAGAATTAGCTGATGAATTAGAAAAATCACCTGACTTGTGGTTTAAAGACAAAATTGCTGGGGAATGGATAATAGCTACATTACGCAAACAAGAAGAAGAAAACGCAGAAATGCAGCGTTTATTTGATAAAGCCATAGATGAATGGGTTAAAGATAGATGAGTTTTACCATCTATACGCATGATGGCATGAAAGTTATTCAATGGTTCTTTAATATAGATGACCTTATTAAATCTATGCTTAACAACCCTAACGACAAATATCACAGGAATAAACCATGACAAAAAACGACAAGAATTTATTGAAACAAATGATTGAAGCTGGGCGCTTTAGCTACCCAATGTATGAGTTGCTAATAGCCCAAAATGAAGCCAATTCTAAGGCCATGATTAAGCGTATGGGTAATAAGTGGGTGTGTCACCCCGACAATCGTGTAAAACGCCTAGAAACGCCTTTAGGACAGATTACAAAGGGGTCAAGAATTCTTAGCCATATTAAGGGCTTCTGATTCTTCTTTGTCTACTCTAGCAAGCCAGCCTTTTCCAAATATGGGGAAGGTTTTTAATGACTTGTAATATTCTCGTCTAGCTTCAGAGAATTGAGAGATAAGAGTTGCAGTATTGGAGTCACAAATAAGTCCTCTTGTTTTTGGGCCAATAACTCCGTCAGGTACACATCCAATAGCTGATTGAAGCAATTTAACTGACCTACCTGGCCCTGCGTTAACTCCCATTGAAAAGACAATAAGGTCGAGTCCCCTAGGCAATACTTCTCCATAGCAAGGCCTCCAGTATCTTTGTTCATATAAGGGTGCTACTTGGTCTTTTGTGAGGTTTTTAAGGGACTCCACAGGGTGACCTACCCATTCTTCCCAAACACGCTTAGTAACGCCTAAATTTGTTTCACCACCTGGGTCGCTAGGATGATTAACCCAACCACCTTCTGACTTCAATACTAACTCAAGACATTCTTTAAAATTACCTTGCATTAAATATGCCTATTTGTTCATTTAACCATGCTTGCAACGAAACAAGCTGTAATGTCGTTATGGCGCACTTTTCAATAAATTGAGGGTCGGAGGCTGTGCCATCAGTTGCGCTGGCGGTGTTGGAAATAACGCCTGTTTGTTGGGGATTGGTGAAGCGCACCCCACTATAAGTACGCTTAATAATAGACAGCTTATTTTCATAATCATTTTTTACCTTTTCGTTTACTTGGGCAGCTTCTTTAGCCTTATAAAGATTAATCATATCTTGTTCTTTAGCAATAGCTTCAGCTTTTGACACATAGGCATCGTACTTAACAGATTGATATTTGCCGTAGCCAATACCACCAACAGCAGCCAAAGACAATGCTGCGTATATATAAAACTGAAATGGGATTGTTAAGCCAAACATTATTTATCCTCCAAAGGCATTGTGGTTACAAATCTAAGCACAGCAACAACAATACCAATAAAAATAAGGCATATGCCATACAAACGAGGGTCAATAAGATTTTCAATATAGCTAAAATTATCATAGACTACCCCCAATACAACTAACGCAAAAGAAAACCACATAGTCTTAGAGTGCATAGCACCCTTAGTTTTGCGCCTCATTTGTCAGCTTTAGTATCTAACTTGTCTAAAATGCGTTGTAATGTATTTTCTAATTTGTCAAACTTAGTTTCAATATCTTCTTTAAGAACATATTTAGTGGGCAATATCACTTCAATGTTTTGTACATCCTTTTTAAGGGTTTGTACTGAGTCCCAAATTTGTCTGCACCACCAGCCAACAGCAGTTAAAAGTCCAGCGCCTAGGAAGTTAAATACATATTGCCATTCCATAGTTATGCTTTCTTTTTGCGTGCAGTAGTTTTCTTAACTGTTGTTTTTTTAGCAACAGGCGTAGCTTTTGGGGCAATTTTATTAGGCGTAGGAAAAGACCATGCAGTATCTACGGTAATTTTAGGCATATAGCCCATTTTGTCAAATAACCAAGTAACAATAAACATATTCATCCCTTAGGCAGTATACGAACCAGATATAGTGAACTTGACAATAGTGTTTCCACCGCTTGTAGTCACGGTAGGCAAACCAGTTACAGTACCAGAGTAGTTGCCAGTAGGCATAGACAAAATTACAACGCCTGAACCACCGTTACCGCCAGCTTGTCCAGAAGCGCCACCTCCACCACCACCACCTGTATTAACAGTACCGTTACCGCCAGGGCTTGCACTACCACCTCCAGCAACACCTCCACCTGCACCACCACCGCCAGAACCAGCCGCACCGCCTGAAGCAGGAGAATTTCCAGAACCACCACCACCACCTCCAGCATAAGTAACAGAAATGCCTGTAATTGCATTTGCAGTACCATTACCACCTGCGCCACCAGCGCCACCACTAGCACCAGTACCTGCGCTAGTTGAACCGCCACCACCGCCACCGCCACCATAGCTGTAGCTACCGCCACCACCAGCAGGTGCGCCAGCACCACCATTGCTACCTTGGCTTGCTGTACCTCCAGGGCCACCAGGCGTTGTGTCTGAACCAGAACTATTAAATCCACCACCACCGCCACCACCTGAACCACCAGCAGAACCAGAACCACCTGGAACTGCAATAGCGCCACCAGTACCACCACCTATACCAGTAGCAATACCAGTAATAGAGGATGGAGAACCATTAGAGTTTGCTGCGCCTCCAGCACCTACTGTTACAGTAAATGCTGTGCTTGGGATAGCAGTAAATGAATTAGAAATATAACCACCAGCACCACCACCACCGTTAGTTGCACCGCCACCGCCACCAGAAATAATAAGGTAAGCAATGCTGTAAGAACCTTGGTTTATGGTAGTAAACTTTTGCCATGAAGTACCGTTATAACCTTCATAAAAGCCACCACCGTCAGTATTCCAACGCATTAAACCAGCAATAGGACTAGCAGTACGCAATGCAGTAGGGCCAACAGGCAAATACAATTCATCTGTCATTAAATGCAAATCAATGCTAACGCTATCAATAGTGCCACCAGTAATAGCCACAGCATTAGCGTCTTGGTACGCCATAGTACCTAAAGTACCAATAATTTGGTCTATGTAGTATTTAGTAGCGCCATCTTGGGCATTGGTAGGGTCAGCAAGGTTAATAATCTTGTTTGTACCCATGTTAAGGTTGCCAGAAGCGGTTGTTTGACCGTCAGCAGCTAATGAACCTGTCAATGCGTTAGCAATGTCTGTAAGGGTGTTATTAGCCCATGTAGAACTAATAGTTGTGCCTGTTACTACAGGGTTGCCTATTGGCAGCGAGTATGTACCTGAACCGTTGCGTGACATTATTTATTTCCTTTTCTTAACTCATCTGCCATATTTTCTGGCGCATAATTAATGGATTCGCTTACTTTTTTCTTTAATTCTCTTTCAGCGCCTTTTTTAGCACCATATTCTATTGCTGTACCAAGAACAGGTATTTTACCAATTGGAGAAAGAGAAATTTTGTCTAAAGCCCTAATTAAAGCACTTGAAGTATTTGAATAGTTTGCAGCGCCTTTTAATGGGGCATTAACAGCAATAGTAGTTTCAAGCAAATCACGAATTTCTTGTGCGCCAGATTTACCAAAGATGTAATCAAGTTTGCCATCTTGGTCAATTTCACGAATAGCAGATTTAAATTTAGCTGGAGAAACTACAGGGTTTCCAAATGAGTCAACATCAACAGATTGAGTAACTTTGTCTTTTAAGTGTTGAATAGTTTGACCCTGTAATTCTTTCCATGCTTGTTGGCCTTCTATGCCACCTTTTTTAAGGGTTAACCCTAAAGCAGCAACATCATCTCTAGAACCATCAAGAATAGAATGTTTAAATACATCTTCAAATGCTACTGCACGGTCATCTGTGCCTTTTTTAGTACGCAAAAGTTTATCAATAGCGCCAATGTTTTCAAATTCACGCCCAAATTTGGCACGCAAAGCACGGGCTGTTTGATAATTTTCACCACCAACACCTTCAGTCATTTGATTAATAATGCTTTTCATTTGTCTTACATGGGTGTTAGCTACTGCATCTGTTGGGTCATAATTTTTATTAATAAATTGGTATACATCTTCAAGATTATTAAGAGAAATTTGACCAGTACCACCAACATCGTTTACTTTGACTTGTTCATCTACAGCATCAAGAATTGGTGCTAATTTTGTTCTAACTGTAGGAGTTTGTTTTTCAATATAAGCAGTTAATGGGGTGTAATCAACTGGTTGTTGAGTTTCACCACTTTTTCTAGCTTTTGTATAAGCTGCATTAATTTTGTCTTTAGCTACTTTAGCTTGATTTACTAATGCTGCATCAACTACTTTGCCAGTTTCACGCAAACCATAGGTTTCTTTGCCAGTAGCGTCTACATAAGCATCAAAGTTTTGCAAAATAGCATCATTGCGTTTTGCTTGTGCTTCAATTAGTGGTTTTCCAATAGTTTCAGGAAAATTCTTAGCAGTTTCTATTTCAAACTGTTGTTGTGCTAAATCTTTTGTTGCTTGACCTTTACTCATTTGCACAGGTACACGCAACTGGTTTGCCATTCCAACCCTTGTTACTGGGGCGCTAACTTCTGCTGCACCAACGCCAGCCATTGTAGGTTCTGTTTTACGCAACAAAGCTGGCAAAGAAGGTTTAATTTCTTGAATGGCTTGTTGTGCCATAGGCCTAACATTTTGTGCTGCTTGTGCAAAAGATGGAATAGCGCCAATATTACCCATGTATGGAGGTAACTTAGAGGCTTCAACAGCACTACCAATTCCTTGTAAAACATCTTGGCTTACAGGTGAAGTTGGTTGAAATTGTAGTTTTTGCGCTAATTCAGCGCCAGCTTGACGACCTTGTTCAACGCCTTGTTGTGTGCCGTATTGTGGGCTGGTAATGCCCTTATACACACCGTATGCAGCGCCTACTGGTTGTGCAACCATACCACTAGCTACAGTAGCAGGAACTTCATATAGGGCTTTTACATAATCAGCCATTGTGCGCTTTGGTTCTTGTATAGGCGCAGGATTTGGCACTTCACCAACAACAGTAGGCACATCAGTATTAATAATATTGCCACCTTGAGGTGCAGAAACGCCCGACAACTTAGCCTGTAATTGGGCTTTAGTTGTCCCTTCTGGTACATCTTTAACAAGAGTGCCATCTGGCATTAAAACATCCATGTCTTGTCCTTATGGCAAATCGTTAAAATTGACTACTTTTTTAGGGGCAGTAGGTTCTTTAATATATTTAGCGCCAGGCCCAGCTTGAATTTCTAATGCTTTAATTGCTAATTCTCTAGCTTCTTGTTTTTGTTTAATAACTTTTGTAGTATCTCCTGGTTGAGGGAAGTATTTTTGTGCTTCGCCAGCAAATTCAGAGGCACTAATTACAGCGCCAGATTCTTTACGCAATACAGCAGTTACAAAGTTTCTTCTAGCTTGGTCTGTAGCTTGTTGCGCTTCATTAGGGCCACCCATAAAGGTAGGAAGCACATTCATTGCACTAGAAACACCTTGTTCAAGTTTTTCACCTATAAATGGTGTCATTCCAACTGTGCTACTAATTGCACTTCTAGTAACGCCTGTATCTTTTGTGCCAGATTTTTCTAATTGATTTAATAACTCATTAGACTGTTTAGCCCTCATACCAAATGCGGTTGCGTTTCCTTGGGCTTCTGTTAATGGTTTTCCACCAACAACAGGTTGACCATTAGCCATAATTGGCTGTGCTTGTCCTGTGCGTGTATTAACTAGCATAGGCCCGTTTTCTGTTTCTAATACTTGACCAGCAGTAGGCGCTTGTGCTTTAGGTACTCTTTGTAATACTTTAGTAGGGTCTAATGGGTCACGCAATTCAATAGCTGTACCTGTGTCAATTTGAATAGGCGCACGATATTTAGCAGCGCCTTGACCTACTGTTTCAGTTTTGCCTGTAGCTGGGTTGTAACGTTGGAAAACTTCACCTTCGCCTAACTTTTGTCCTTTAAGCATTTCTGCTAATTGTGACCTTACTAATGGATTTGTTGATTGCAAACCAAGTTGAAAAGCAGCCATTGGATTAGGTTCTTGACCTTGTACCATTTGCGGTGAAATATTTCCACCATCCATCATTGGCCCAGCTTGTTGTACCATTTGGTCAGGAGTACCATATTGTAATTCTGCAAATCTATTTAAATCAGCAATTTCTTTTTGGCGCAATGCCTGTGCCATTGACAGTTCTTTTTTGTCAATATCTTCAAGGCTTTTTTGACCAGAATATTGTTGAAATAAATTTCCAATAAATTGCAAAGGATTTGCTGGCACATATCTGTCGCCAACCATCTGCCCTTGAGGTGTTTGCAACCCTTGTTGTACAAGCATTTGCGCCATTTTTCTTTGGCGGTCAAATCCAGCAAGTTCTGGATTAGCAATTAATTGTGTTAAATCAGTAGCCATGTTAATTCCTAACCAAACTTAAATAAATTACTAATAGTTCCTTTTGGGGAAGCAATAGAACCAGCGCCTAATGTAAACAAGCCTTGCATCATTGCGTTGTTGTAAGCATTGTTGGCGTTTGCACTTGCAACATTTCCTTGGTTTGTAAGCCCCATAGAAGTTAAATAGTCTGTGCCTGGAACTGATGTTGTTGGCGCATAAGTAGGTGTAGAAAGATTTTTTAACCCTTGTGCAACTTGCAAAGGAGTCATGTACTTCATCATTTCTTGCGTAAACGCTTGGTTTTGCGCTTGCATACCAAGGCCTTGGTTTCTATATTGCTGATTATATGCAAGTTCGTTAGCAGACATATTTTGCACATTGGTGCGTAATGGCTGGTTAAATGATTGTTCTTGACCTTGTAAATTAAGACCAATTTGACCTGCTTGTTGACCGTATGCTTGTTGATTAGCACGCAATCCTGTATCCATGCCACCAACAATAGCGCTAGTTCTTGCGTCATTTTGTTGTTGTGCTAATAGCTGTTTGGCTGTTTCATAAGCCCTAGTGCCAGGCACAATACCTTGGTTGGCTAACTGGGCATCTGAAGCTTGTGATTGACGCTGTAATGAAGGGTCAAGCCTACGCATAATGGCAGCTTCATAAGTTTCGCCAGGGTTAATACCATAAGAAGGTAAAGCAGCTTGATTGACTTGTGTGTTTACATTGTATTTAGGCAAATCAATTAATTGTGTAGCAGGGTTAAATTGTTGCTGATTTAAGCGTGAACCGTAATAATTCATTGCTGGCATATCGCCAGCGCTATTAAATGTAGGTGATTGAAATGGTCTACCGTATGTAGAGGCTAATTGACCGCCTTGTGCATTAATAGCATTTTGTACAAACGGTGCAGCCGTTGTATTCATGGTATAGGTAGGGTTACCATACTGGTCAGTACCAGTTTGTTGGTAAGTCGAGTTACCATAAGGAGTAACTTGATTAATACGGTTATTAGCCGCATTAGCCGCAGCAGTTTGTTGCGCTGCACCTGTATAGTCTGGCGTGTCTACAGTTTGGGGTTTACCAAACAATGCACCTGTTACATCACCTAATAATCCGTTACTGCCACCCATATTAAACTCCTTGTAGGGGCGCTTTAATGTCGAGATAACGACAATTTTCACGCCTCATTGCTAATATCACTAAATCCCCATCATCGTGGGCATTCTCAATATACGCTTTATCAACAAAACCAAGGTGTCGGTTAAACTTTAACGAATCCTCATTATTAGAAGAAACTGTTGCAAGTATAACGCTAACTCCTAGTTTATTAAAGGGATAATCAAAAGCTGCCCATAACAGGTCTTTACTAATCCAATTTTCATCTATGGCTGCCACATGAATTACGCATGATTTAGCCCTAAAACCACAATAACCTATTACTGCTACTAAATTACCGTCTTTTTGCTGCCCAATACAAGTGGTATTCTCTGGCAATTTCTCGCCCAATTTATTACCCAACCAAGCACGCATATAGTCTTGGTCAGCAGTAACAACTTGCCTCACTTGCTACACCTTCTGTTGGCTGATTGTTCTTTTGGAGTTGCCCATCTGCAATTTTCCTTTGAATAACCAGCGTTGTTATCAATTCTGTCAATTTGCGCTTCTTTAAACGGTGGAAAACCCATATCTTCAATGTAGTTTTCAACCGAGTCTAGCCATCTTTGACAAACCTTAATGCCTCTACCACCATAATTCTTATACTCAGGGTTGTCAGGTATGTAACACCTTTGAACCATGTGTTTGTAACGATAATACATAGTGGTTTTACTAAACCCATGCTTTTTTCTTCTTTCGCTGGTTTTTTCATCTTTCCAGCAACCGCATGAAGTTGATAAACCACTTCGTAAATTACCTACAACAACTTCTCTTTCAGTACCACAATCACATTTACATAAAACCATTTGCTTCATAGCTTTTGTGCGTTTGTCGCTTTTAGCTATGACCAAATACCTACCAAATCTTTGTCCTACTACATCTATGGGTTGTGTCATTTGTAATCTCCTATAACAGATTACATTATAACACTCCTCCCCTCTCCATTACATAGTCAGTAGAAGCCCAATGCACATCAATACCTTGGGAAGCTATCTTCATAGCTACACCGCCTGAATAGCCAATACCTGTTACACCTTGCCATGACTTAGTAATACTTAATGTGCCACCCCATTGGGACTCATCCCAAATAGCGTTGTCCCATGAACCAATAGAAGCGTTTTGGGCATTAAATGACACAGTTCCTAAATCGTTTTGGGTGGCAAAGTCCACATTTATACCTACTAATACGCCAGGTGTTCCATTATCTGTTTGGAATATAGGGCGAATCATGGTAAAGCGCTTTAATTGGCCTCTAGCGTCAAAGTAACTATATGCTTGTTGGGCTTCAGCATTAATGTTGCTACCATTGTCTGAATAGGCGTTCCAAAAATTACCTACAAAGCCTGTAGAACCAAAATACATTTGTTCGTTAGACAATTCCCAACAATTAGCATTAATGTCGCTAAAACTTGCCCATGCTTTAGAAATGGTATTCATTACAAATTGCTGTGTACCATAGTTAAATGGCACATTAATAATCAGCATATTTTGGCTGGCATAGTAGTTAATCTGCCAACCAAAGTTAATACCGTATAGCGTAGCAGCTTGAGAAATAGCGTAGTAAATCTTGTCAGTAAGATTAACCCTAGGGTCTAGGCGACTAGACTGTAATGCAGAAGCTAAAGGCACTAAACCATCTTGGGTTAATAATAGAATATCGCCAGAAAACTTATAAAAGCAGCGTCTTGCAAATACATAGCCTAATTGCCATACGCCTTTTAGCGCCCATGTTGTAGAACTATCAGGGTCAGTACCGTTAAAGACGATTATTTCGCCCATACTGGTTACAAACACAGCATAGTCATCAGCACCTTGTCCAGCGTCAATAGTCCAAGTAGCCATAGCTTGAATAAAGCCACCGTTGCGTGCAATTCCACCAAATTCAAGGGGTTCTGCTACACCAGCAATAGAGTTAACTGGTAAATACCAGACCCTCATGCTATTTTCTTCGGTGAAATATAGGCGGTTTTTAAACAAATTGACACTAACAAATTTGTTACTATTTACACCAGTTATGGCGTAATTAATGCTGTATGTGCCTTGAAAAGTAGCGTAAGTGCCTACTGTTGTAGCACCTGTAATTGGCGCAGAAGCCATTATGTAGCTAAATTGCGTAGCACTAATAACAATTACATTGTATGTGCCGTTATAGGCAACAGGTACGCATCCTGAAACTGTGACTACATCACCTGTTACTAAATCATGGTTTACAGGGGTTGTAACTTTGGCAATAATGCCTGTTTGCACATTGGTGCTAATGGTTTGGGCAACTACTATATAAGTACCAATAACGGTAGCGTCTGTAGCTGGGGTTGTAGCCATTACATAACTAAACTGGGTATCACTTAGTCTAGTAATAATAAAAGTACCGTTGTAATCTGCTGGGGTAGACCCTGATACAGCAATTTGGTTACCAGTAATTAAACCATGCGTTGTAGCCGTAGTTACATTGGCGGTAGTCCCATTATGGAATAACTCACTAATAGTGACTGCTGTAACGCTATAAGTACCAACTACGGTGGCATCACCGCCTGGGTTAGTCGTTAAAGCATAAGTAAAGGTTGTAGCACTTTGGCGTGTAATAGCGTAAGTGCCGTTATATGCAGCAGGAGTAGCGCCTGTAACCACAACAATATTGCCTGTATACAGGTTATGGGCAGCAGCAGTAGTAACTAAAGCGCCTGTACCAGTATTGGTAATAGATGTCATTGCATACGCTGTACCGTTAGCGGTTGCATTAGAAGCTGGCGTAGAAGCCATGACATAGGTAAATTGAGTAGCGTTTAATACGGTAACTTTAAATGTACCGTTATAAGCTGCTGGTGTAACCCCTACTATTACAATTTGGTTGCCTGTTACAAGACCATGTGCAGAAGCAGTAGTAACGGTTGCCAATGTACCTACATTGGTAATGGTTTGCATTACTTGTGGCGTTTCGGTAGAAGCGTTATTAATCCATTCTGTACCGTTATAAAAGGTAGTAGCGTCTTGACCATTACAAGCTACTAGGAAATGCCCACCACCAGTTGTAATGTTAATGTGCTGCAATTTGTCATTAGAAATGGTATGTGAGGCTATGGCAACAGGGCCAGAAACATCATAAATAGTTGTACCAGCAGCAGCAAATAGGTCTTGAGTGCTTGTACCAGCGTAATTCATTAAAGAATTAATTGGGGTTGTTATTCCTATTGCATAAACACCGACTACAGTAGCGTTACCTGCGGGGACAGCAATAGGTTTATAAGTAAAAACAGTTGCACTTGTAACGGTTATTGTATAAACGCCATTAAACCCAGAAGGGGTAGCCCCAGTAATTGAAACTGTAGCACCAGTAGACAAGCCATGTGCTACTGCGGTAGTAAGGGTTGCAGTAATTCCAGAAACAGTAATACTAGAAATGGTTTGCACACCAGTTGTTGTGGTTAATACACTAGCCTTGGTATAACCTAGGCGTAATTGCACATCAGTAGGGGTAGGGTACATATTGTCTAATACCACAGCATCTAGCGGTGGCATTTCAGCAATAGAATCCCTAGCATTCCAACCACCAATAGGGCTAGAAACTGAGGCTGTTACAGCACTTCTTTGTTTAGGCTGCGCCATAATTAGCTTCCATAACCAGTATCAGGAATATTGGCATAACCAATAAGCACTTTGCTTGGGTATGGTGCAAACGATAGGTTTGGCGCACCTTTGTCGTTAGCTTTTACAACGCTTAAATAGCGCATATAGTCTTGATTTAACGCAGTAGTGTCAAAAGACTTTACTTGGAAATATTTGAGTTTGGTATAAATCACCATTAAACGGTCATCGTATACAGTTGTATCAGAATCAACAGTAAAGCTATTCTTTATAGCGCCATTAGCTGCCCTTGCCCAACCTTTACTGCGGTATTCCCACCCTAAATACTCATTAGTATTCATAGGAGGCCATATTTGGAATTGATTGTCCAAAATACGCCATCTAATGCGTGGCCCAGTAGAGATGTAACCAGACTTTAACCATTGCCATTGTTGGGCAGTTTCAGGCCCTAATGCTTCCCAATGCTTAGTTTTATCCCATTGAGTACGGTCTGTAATGGTTTCAAAGTCAGCAGGTAATGAATAAGCGGTTTGGGCTAAAACAATCTCCCCTGAACCTGTACCTGAAGCCATTTGGCTTAAAACAATTTGTTTTGTAGTGTTGTTTACTGACACAACATTGGTATCTTGGTTGATGTTTGTGCCAGTTACTTGCCATTGCGTAGTAACACCACTTAAATCAATCGCTTCGTTAATCTGCAATACAGTAGAACCATTTACAGTAGCGCCAGTTGTATTAATTGCCTGTGTGTAGAAACGATATTGCACCTGAAGGGCTTGCCAGTTGTATTCCTTAACTAAATCATAGCCAGCGCCATTCATTAGTGCCAAGATTTGCTGTACATCTTGTGATTGATTACCAGCTACAAAGGTAGGTACGGCTAAGTTAAGTTCTGCTGTGACTTGCTGAACCAGTTGCAACATCGTTTGGGACATATTAGGCCTCTACTACTTTCGGTTTGCGTGATTTTGGAGTTTTTTCCGCAACAGCAGCAAGTAGGGCTTCCATTTGTTCCTGCATTTTGGATAGCTTCGCATCTGTTTCAGCCTTAATTTTAGCATTTTCTTCTTTTAATGCTTGCAATTCTGCTTCTCTTTGTGCTACTTCGGCTGAATCTGTAGCCAAATTAAGGAAAGCCTTGGCTTTTTCACGGAAAGAATGGGGTGACATCCCTGCAATCATGCCAATACGCTGTAATTGTTGGTCTGAACAGTTAGCTACTGACTCAACGGTAGGAAACTTAATTCCTCTTAATTCATCGGCTTGACTACGGCTTACTTGAGGCCATTGTTCAATAGGTGTACCTTCAAAGTTTTGGTTTGTGCCTTCTTGGTTTTGGTAATGCGCCCAATGGCGTGGAAAACGCTGTTTATGGGACTCTTGGGCATAAGTGTCAATTTCACTTAAATTATCGCCAGGAACCATAATTCTTATAAAATCAAATTCCTTAAAAATCGGTCTGCCAGCTTCTTCAGAAGCCATGTCTTGCTTTACTGACCGTTTATAGAATGTGACTGCTAGGTTTGCGTCTGCGTTTTTAACATCTGACTCGATAGCCATTTAAATCTCCTAAGTGGTTAGGGTTATTAAAAGAAAAAGGGACTCCCCTTGTGAGGAAGTCCCTAGGTTACTACTAATTCTTCAATTTTTTAGACTGAAGCCTTGCTAAACCAACCATAATCGCCAGAAGCCATTGCGGTTGTAGGTGAAGTGTAAGTACCAGCAGAAGCGGTAGCTACAAAGGTTGAAGCGTTAATAGAACAAGTTGTTGTTGAAGCTGTAATAGCTGCACCAGCAGTAGCCCAAACATAACGCAAACCATCATTTGCAAAAGTTTGTACACCTAATGGGCCAAAACTAGCAGAAGTGCCTTGTGCAGTTAATTCTGTTGCGGTTTGAGTACCAACAAGGTCTACACCTGCGATGGGGAGAGTTGTAAATGCCATGATATTTCCTTTTCTTTATAAATTAGACAGTTAATTAGAAAGGGGTTTCCCCCAATCTATTAGGTTGTCAGTAAACCTTGTAGGAAGCGGTTGGAAGTAGTTAAATTTCCAGCAAATCCATAGAGTTTTACAATCGCATCTTGGTTAATCGCTTGGCGTTCGCCACCGATAGGTACAAAGTTGCGGTCTTTGTGTGGGCGGAAGAAAATGTAGTTAGTGTTCAAAAAATACATATATGTAGCTGTTTCTTGTGAACCATAACCACCACCTAGTACCACATCTGCGCTAGTACCACCACCGTAGAACTTCAATGAAGCAAATCCAGCAGCACCAGATTCTTCAGAAGCGATACGCTGAATAGCTTGCAATGCGCCAACATAATATTGGTACATTGTGTTACCAGCTACGATAAGGTCAGCTTTGTCTGTGCCACGAATCTGCTTGATAGCAGCAGTAGTCATAGAAGCCAACATTGTGTTAGCAGTAGCGCCAGTAGTGATTTGGTTACGCCAGAAAGTCCAGTTAGCAGCATTAATACCACCGTATGTGCCAGTTGTAGGAGTTGCTGAAACAGCAGCGCCTAGACCATCCAAGTTCTTACCACCATTACCTGTACCGTCAAGGTATAAGTCACCAGAAATGCGGTTTAACAAGCGTGCTTCGGAAACTTGCATACGACCATCTAAAAGGTCAATGATTGCTTCTTTGCTGCTGTTTTGCAACATTTCTAAACCAGACATTGTTACTGAATCTGCGTACTGTGCAATTTTAAATTGTGCAGCAGAGATAGGGCTATCTGGGGCAATGTTCAATACTTCGTAACCGCTATAAGAATTAGCGTTATTAGTATTTGGGTCGTTGTACATGATTTCTTCCAAAATCACATTACCACCTGAGAATGGGCGTACATTACCCTTGCTGTTCAGGCGTTGCAGAATTGCATTGTTTTCTGTTAAGTTGTCTGCCAATTCACCGCTACGGCTTTGAATAGTCGTTGCGATAATATCGGTAATCGCTGAGTTAGCGTATGTCATGATATTCCTTTAATAAATTGTTAAGTTAAACCCTACGGGCCATTGCCTCACCTAATTGTTCTGACAATAATGCCCGTCTATCCTTTTTATCCGTTGTAGCTACCGTGCCTCTAGGAGTAGAGGACTTCGGACTGACTGCAACAGTCTTAGCCTTCGCTACTTGCTGTGCTTTGCTTGATGCTTGTTTGGCGCTTGTCAGGAGTCTTTCCTGTTCTAACGCCCATACATCATCATTCATTCGCACGGCTTTCTTGTAGGCCGTTTCTAGGTCTTGGGCTTTCCCTAACTCAAGTAGTTGAGCCATTTCTTCCCGAACCACATCAAAATGCGGAAACTTCTCCACATCACTTCTTACTCGTTCAATCTCAGACATTAATCGAGATTGTTCTTCTTGCTGAAACCTGTTTTTAATCGAATAAACCTCTTGGTTTACTTGATTTAACTGGTTCATTAATTGCTGGGTGTATGCGTCTGTTTGAGGTACGCTTACACCATCTTCACCTAATTGTATTCCATAATCTTGTGCAAGTCTTTGAAACATTTGCACTTTTTCGCTATACGGTGCTTTTGACAAAACCATATGCGCCCGACCAAGGTTATTAATCCATGCAGCAGGGCTAATATTTTGCGCTTGTAACTCTGGAATGAATGGGGCAATAGCTTCTTCGTAGCCTCTAGCACGGTCAGCTTCAGCCTTATAAGTGCTTACGCCTTTCTTATATTCAGACTCACGCTGGTTAGCATATTCAGCAAACTTAGTAAAATCTTCCTTGCTAATCTGTTGCCCAGCTTCCATTTTGTCCCAAATTTGGACATATTCTTTCTTCCAGGTGCTTGGGCGTGTTACAGGCTTTACTTCCTCCGCATCTTCATGCGCTGCCTCAAATTCAAGTTCTTCAGAAACTTCGGCAGGTTCTTCGTTATCTGCCTCGCTAGTTTTAGCTTCAACGGACTCCTCGGCAATATCGTCTTGGACAACATCAAGTTCTTTATCGGCTGGTGCTTCAAGTGTACCTTCCTCCGCAGCTTCCATTGCTTGCATTAGGGCATCTCTGCGGTTTAGTTGTTCTTCAGACATATATTCTCCAAGTTATCGGTAGTTAAGTTTTGCGTAGGTTAATTCTGCTATTTGGCGCTTGCGTGCCTCTTGTGATTTCCTGTCTATTTCTACAGGTTTATGTTGAGTAGGCACATCATTGCCCAATTCAATCATTCGGTGCTGTTTTAGGTGGTCACGGTGCATAGATTTAGATTTAATCCATGTGCCATCTACCTGACTAACATAGCCTTCTATATCAGAAATAATGGTAGGTGCTTCCCTAGCAGTCATATTTTGCTTTTCTATCCAAGCCTTTTCTGCTTCAGGGCTACCTAGGGTAAACCCCCAGAATTCAAGGTAATGGTCTTTGTCAGACTGTTTAGCTTTTACATGGTTACCTTCTGTGTAACCGCATTGTGGGCAAATCATTACATTCTCCTTATGATGTCTGGTATTTTGTGTAATTCATCTTCTTCTACTGTGACTACAGAGTCGTACCAAGTGCCATGCTTCCAGCGCCAGCACTTAAAGTCTTTTCTAGGCATGATGCAAACAGTCTTTACACCTAATGCGCCAGCAAGGTGGGCTATGCCTGTGTCTACAGTTACCAAACCTTTCATTGCTTTAAGGTGGCTTGCTGTTTTATTCCAATCTTGCTTCCAACCGTCATTAGGTAAGGGTGTCCAAAACCTATCTTCTTCAGGATTAAACGAATAAGCGTCAGGGCCAATGACTTCTAGCATCTTTTCTGGGTGAATTGTGCGGACATAATGCAATAAACCTTTAGAGGTAGACCAGTTAATGCCTATCTTCTTAGGAATGTTGCTTGGCAAGGCATCTAAATAACCCTCAGAACCGATTATTTTGTCAGTTGATAGGGGGAATAAGGCTTTGGCATAAGAGGGCGCTAAAGAGATATAGTAAGGCAGGGAAATAATGCCAATCCAATAGTCAGACTCAGTAGCAATGCCTTCTTCTGGCATATTACTAAAGGTGTCAACGCAATCCATTTGACCAAATAGCGTATGTAATGAACCATGTTGCAATAAAACAACACGACTAGCACCCATAACCTTTAAAAATGGCAAAAACCTCGCATATTGAATAATGTCGCCAAAGCCTTGTTCAGCCATGACAGTAATGGTTTTCCCTAATAGGCTTTCACCTCTCCATACTGGCATTTTTAATGGCTGAGTATATGGCTGTGCTTGATTAGCCATTACATCAGGATGCCAACGGTATTCAAATAATCTGAAACCAGCGTCTAATCGCCCTGCGTGCAAATGTTCGTATGCCAGTTTGTATTGCTGGTGTGGGTTTAAAGTATTAGTGCTAATAACGCTTCCTCATCGTCTAATTCTGCTAACCGTATGGCTTCAAGTATTGCAATCTCCTGTTCTAGGCGGAGTTTTGCTTCTCTCATTGCTACTGCGGTTCGCAAGTCTTGTTGTTGCTTCTCAAGATTAGCGATGTATCGGTCAATATTTGCTAGGTTTGACGGTGTATCAACGCTAACTACTTGATTAGATTGTAATTCTTTTTGTTTGCGTTTGCTTACTTTTGGTGGGTCAATTAAGTCAGCAATGCTTTGTTTACGGCTTTCTTTGTCTGCTTTTAATGCAGCTAGGCGTTTAGCTTCTGCTTTACGCTTCTTTTTATCTAGTTCTTGGTAGTACTTCCATTCTTCTTTAGTCCAACCATCACCACCGCTAGGGCCAGAAGGCGTAGGGGGTGTAATGTTTATCTGAAACGCATTGTTTTGAAATGCGGTTGGTTGGAAAGCAGTTTGAAACATTAACTAGACCATTGTTCCGTAGGCTGTGTAGGCCATACAGGGTCAACTACAGGATTAACTGCATAACCTCTAACTGTGCTTCTGTAAGCAATAAACTCAGCTTGGTTTACAAGGTATGGGTTTGATTTGGTTGGGTCGCCTACATCGGCAATAGATGTCCAATCGGTTGCAGAAAGAATAGCTTTAGCTTGGTCAGCACATGACAACCTGTCAGCTTCTTCTTGCACCGCAACAGGGTCATATTCAACAGGGTTTCCGTCAGCGTCAAATGCTTCTTGATTTATTGTTGTAACGACTTGCGGATAAAGCACATATATAGCTTGAATAAAATATTGGTTCACGCTGCAATCTCCATTAAAACAATTGACATTATTCCTGTAGAACTATTTAATGTAACAGTTCCATTATTATTTTGATTGCGAAAATAAAGTGTATAAGTTGTTGAAGATGTAGTTGCTGGGCTATCTAAATAAACTCCAGAACCAGCACCAGTTGTAGTGCTTGAACCAGTTTGTGCGTAAACTTGTGCAAATCCAGTTGTGTCTAATGAAGTTCCACCCCTATATATAGTTATAGCAGCAGCCATATTTCCACCTTGTACCATATTAAATACTGAAAACTGTACCAATACTTTGCTAGTACTAAATTTTGGTGTAATGGAAGCAGAAAATCCTGTAGTTACAAAAGAACCACTACTTGTAGAAAAGGATGAGGTAGATGTAGCGCTGACAACTTGCAATACATTCCCAGCACTAGCTTGTACTGTGCTATTAGGAAAGGTTAAACCATTAGTGCCGTCAACAATAAATGTCATATTAAGCCTCTGGTGGGGTTGTATCTTCCCATAGCCATGTAGAAGTATTTAATACCCATGTGCCAGGTGATGTAGGCATAGGTGCATAAAACACATCATTACCAGCGTCATAAGTAAAACCAATACCAGCGTAGTTACCACGAATAGGTATACCACCGTCAGGTGTATGAGGTTCAGCAGGAGGGCTTGGTGCGTAATGTACATTACCGTAGGTGTTGTAGTCAGTTAATACCCAAAAGCCAGGTAAACCGTCTACAAAATCTTGTTCAGCACGAATTACATCAACTACTTCAAGTTTTCCTGCGGTTGGCGTTTGTACGCATTTAGCAAAATAAGTCATATTAGTTTCCTTCTGGTGGTAATGGGGTATTGCCTTCGGCTAACCATGCAAGGTAGGCTTGCCAATCTGTGTTTTCAATATCATTTGGAATACATTTAAATTCAGGAGAAATCATGTTAATTACACTATTATTAATTTGTCCTGATAAATAATCAAATGCCTGTTGATATTGAGTTTCCATTTATAACTCCGCAGAAAAGGTTGCGCTGATTTGTTGTCTGCCGTTGGTTGAACCACCAGTAAAGGTAATAACAGAAGAATCAGCAGTAGAATCAGCTAAAGCATTAAATGTTCCGTTACCCATTGTTACGCTAGAAGCTGTTGGGGCGGTTCTCATTGTTGTTGGGTAAGTAACAACGGAAGAATAACCATCTGTTGTATTTAAATTAACACCAATACCTTTTGATGTACATTTAAAACAATATCTTTGGCACATAGATAATTGAGTACTGTAATCAACATACTCAAATCCAGTAGCAGAACTACCTACTTCTAGTTGTACGCCTGTTATGTAGAATGTTGCGCCTGATGTACCTACTACGCTAACTGTTCCTGTTGGTTGCAAATAAACGCTTGATGCCCAAACTCCTGATGTACCGCTATAAGTAGAACCAGCACCCAAACCAAAATTAACTTGAACTCCATATCCGTTTGTTGCGCCCACCCAAGTTCCTGAAGTGTCGCCAGCTATAGTTACTGTAGCTAGTGTCCAAGTGTTTGCGGAAGATACTGTATAACTAAATGGGTAATAACGATTGCCAGCACTATTGTTTAAAGAACCGCCAAAAGTGCCTGTAAGACTTGAATATACATAAAAAGACAAAGTTACTGTTTTTGCATTAGCAGTTCCCCATGCCATGTCTGCAAAATTAAAACCTTCAATTCTTTGGTCAAAATAAAATACATCAGAAGCTACAACGCTATAAGCTGAACTAGAAGTAAATCCTAAATAATTAGAAAAACCCGTTGGTGGTGTTACAGAACCAGCATTTTGTTGCCATGTTCCTTTAGATGCTTGAGTTGCGGCATAAGCCCATCTATCAACTGTATATGCAGTTGCAGTTCCACTAGCACCAGCATTACGCTGGTCAATACGCATATCACCGTTAATAATACGGTTCTTAAAGCGTGTAGCATTACCAGCACCAAGGTTTGAATTGGCTACGCTAGTGCCTATTACATCTGCGTTTACTGTACCGTATGGCATTATGCGCCCCTTACCAAATAGCCACTTAAAAATGTATTTGTTGTGCTATTAATTTGTGGTGAAACATTATCACTATAAGCAAATAATTCAAAATAATCAGTAGAACCATTTGCGGAAACAAGGCTAGATATATTCAATACTGAACCAGCGCCATATATTGCAGCCACACCTTGCGCCTGTGCTTGTGAACCATTTTTATATATTGCTATAAACAATACTGTTGACGCTGTATTGAATTGCACTTGACCATTTAATTGGTAATAACCAGCTACAGTAGGTGTAAATCTATAATTTGTTGTTGAATCAAAATTACTATTTGTATCAAAAGATTCAGTATTTAATTGAACTTTTGTATAAGTGTTTTGGGTAATATTTTGATTTGTATTTCTATAAGCGCTAAAAGCTGGTCCAGCAGCATTAAGCGTACCAGTTTGCGCTGCAATAGTTACTGTATTAGTACCAGCTACAGCAGGTACAGCAACGGTAACTGTACCGCTTGTGTCACCAGATAGGACTATTGAACTCATTAGAGAACCACCTTTGCTTTTGCAATTTTTATAGCGTTATTGACTTCTTCCTGCGTCAAAAAACTACCTAAATAAACTTTTTTTCCATTTATATAAGTTTTTGCTTTAATTTTTTTTCCACCTGTGCATTTATCAAAATGCCATCTTTTCATTGATGTTTGACCACCTATTGTATTGCAATGAGGACAAGTTATTTTCTTGTGTACATATCCAGTTAGCTTTTCTGTTACTTTTGCCCTTTGTTCAGGCGATTGCAAATAACCTTTTACAGACTTTCCACCAATAGTTTCATTTACCAAATTAGCGCCCATAGAAATAAAACAATCAATAAGCAATTCTTCATGTGAATATGCTTCTTCTTCTGTATCCCAATCAGCCAAAATTTCTATTGAAATTCCTCTAGCTTTTTTTACAACTTCACGCCATTTATAGCTTCTATCATGCCTAGTAAAAGCACGGTCATCTTTTCCTTTTCCAATATAGAAAATATCGCCTTTTGGAGTGTAATGTGCGTATGTATAAAACACTATAAAACTACCCATCTATTACCAGAAGCAACAGAAACTGTCTGTCCACTCGCCACAGTTACAGGGCCTACAGACATTGCGTTGCTTCCGCTTGGAATTGAGAAACTTGCACTAACAGTTGCGCTGTTAACTACAAGACCATTTGACGCTGAAACTACTGGGGCTGTAAGGGTTGAACTAGCAAAAGTAAAGCTAGAAGAAGCACCAAACGCACCAGCATTATTATATTGCACTTGGGTGGTAGAACCAGCAGGAGTTCCTGTTACTGTTAAATCTCCAGACCCTAAAACGCTACTTCCATTAATGGTTTTTATGTTTGTGCCACTTACTAATGTGGCTTGTTTACCATTAAATGTAGTCCAATCTGTGCTTGTCAAATAGCCACTTACTGCGGTTGTGGCTGCTGGCATATCTAGGTTAGGGGTAGCCCCACCAGAACTTATCAATGGCGCTGTGGCGCTTACAGAGGTAACCGTGCCAGTACCTTTGTTATTAAAAGTATTCCAATCGGTAGAGGTTAAATAGCCATCTACAGAGGTGGTAGCTGCTGGCATAGAAATAGCTGGCGTATTGCCTCCGCTACTTACTACTGGTGCTGTGCCTGTAACTGAAGTAACCGTACCACCGCTTGAAGGGCTGGTATTGGTAACGCTAAAATTAGGGTAAGTACCAGTAACACTTATTCCTGTACCAGCAGTAATAGCTACTGTTTGGTCTGGTGCTGTATTAGTTACTGTAACTGCGCCAGTTGCACCGCTTACGCTAATGCCTGTGCTTGCAGCTAATGAATTAACCACATTGGTAAGACTTGCGCCAGAACCTACAAAGCTAGTTGCAGTAATGGTTGTGCCTGTAATAGCTAAAGGTGTTGTGCCACCAATAACCATGTTATTCATTGTTCCAGCGCTTGTAGGTGCAATTTCAACAGAATTAGTGCCACTAGGTTTAATGTGTACATGGCCTGTACCAGTAGGGCTAATGTCTATTTGGGCGTTTGTACCATTTATATTGGTAGAAACATTAATAGACATATTGTCACCACCGCCAGCACCCACACTCATTTGGGTTATTCCGCCTGAGTTTTTAAGGGCTAAACCGCCAGAGTTAGTTGCCTGGACAATAGGAGTTGTAACGCTTGTAGTGGCAGCCAAGGTTGTAACACCTGAAACTGCACCTGTGTCATCAATAGTGGTTACGCTGTTTTGTATTAACTTGCCTGTAGTTGTGTCATATCGTGCTACTGCATTATCTGTTGCGCTTGCTGGGCCAACTACATCACCACCCAAAGATGGGCTAGAGTTAGTAATTACGCCTGTTGTGCTGTTATAGCTAATGCCTGTACCAGCGCTGACTGAAGCCCTAGCCCTAGCGTCTGTGTAATAAAGGTTTGTGCCTTCGTTTACATTGGTAGTGGTTAACACTACTGCGCCAGTAAGACCGTTAACTGAGGTTACTGAGTCAGTATTGTCTATTTTTTGCCAAATAGTGCCGTTGTATACCGCCCAATCGCCAACCAGCCAATCAGTAGTCCCATTAAGGTTAGTACTGCCAG